CTGCTGCACCCGTATGCGTGACTTTCGTTGGAGCCGGTCAATTTCATCTGTCCAATACTTGATGCTTTCGCGGACAGCCCGAAGATCGGCGCGCGTTAATTCCTGCTTGGTATCCAATTTGTATGACTGGCTTGTCATGAGGGCTTTTTCTGCCTCAATCCAGCCATCCAGCATCTTCCGCGCGCGTTCAAGCTCTTGCTGCCTGGTGATGGTTACGCCGCTCATTCTAACTCAACCCCTTTGCTGATTGTCCCGCGTTTCTTCCTGCGCCGCGCCGATATGCCGTCCTTGCGCTTTTTCAATTCCTCAAAATTCGGATTCAAGATTTCTATGGCGGCTATGTTGTAAACACGTATATCTAAAGGCTCATTCCTGGTACCGGATTTGACTTTCCACTCCACTTTCGGCCTGCCCTTGACCATCTTGGTTATCTTGATCTCGGAGGTAAGGCCCTCGAAATACTTTTCATCATATCCGCGCTGCATGTCCTGCTCGTCGATAGGGAAGTGGCAATAGCCGGACTTTTTCTCGTCGGCAATGGCGAGCCGCGTGAACAGCGTGGCTTTCGCCGTGTCCGTGGCCACGGTAAACAGGAGGTTCTTGGCCTTTTTCGTGCGCGAGTATGTATGAATGATATTCATGCCGGTGCCGCCCTTACCCTTGATGGCGTATACGCCCCGGGCCTCCCGCGCTTTGCAGAAGCGGTAACACTCGGTAGTGCGGTGACCTCCGCTGTCGATGCACACCCGCATGATCGGGAGCTCGGTCCCGTCCTCGCATGTGTATGTCCGAAGGAGCTGCTGGTCGAGCAAGTCCCATGTTTCAGGCAGGGCGGTATTTCCGTATACGGTTTTATACTCGATGCCCCAACTGACCTTGTTGATCCCCCAGCCGACAATCTCCATTTCAAACCTGTCGTCCTGCACATCGACGCCAGCCGTGATAACCAAAACGTCCTCCGGCACAACGCAGTTGTAGTATTCACGCCGCCTGAACAGGTCGTTTGCATCAACCGTCTCGCCGTCGTCGATCCATGGTTCTCCGAGAACCGTATTTGTCCACACCTTGAGCATTTCGATGTCGTCCTTGGAAGATAAAAAATCCTCGACAATGGAAGCCCAAGACTTCCACGGGCTTACAAGCGCGCTGAGGTGGAAACTCTTAATCTTTTCGTTCTCGACTGTGGGGAACCAGTCGCCTTCTCCGCTTTTCCACTCCATTTCATTGAAAAGTGTGCCGCAGGCCGTACAAGTGCATAAAACTTCCTGGCTTTCGTCAAGCCGTCCGTCCTCCGTTCGCTGGAAAACGATGTTCGCCCATTTGAGTTCCTGGTACGCGCCGCAACCGGGACAAGGCAGTTTCCACTTCTCCATCGTTCCCTGATTATACTCATGCTGTATCCGGCTTAATCCGTCGATGGTAGGAGTGGAGGTGTACACCATTTTGTAGCTGTACGGGTATGTCGTGGTACGCTTTTCAACGATGGTGAGGGGGTCACCCTCCTTCTTCGCGCTTTCGGGCCAGCGGTCGATCTCGTCCGCAAGCAGTATTTTGATAGGCCTTGAAGCAAGGCCTACGGGGGAGTTGGCGCCAACAATGGCGATGTATCCCCCGGGGAAAAACTTTTTCATGGTAGTATTCTTGCTGTCGCGGGTCTTTTCGCTGCCAATGATTGCGCGTAAAACGGGCGTGTCCCTTATCGTTGGCGCGATCCTTTCTTTTGAAAAGCTGCGACCTGCGTCAACCGTGGGTTGTACCATGAGGATAGGCGATGGGATGATGTGCGAGTATTTGCCCATCGTGTTCAGAATGACTTCCGACTTCCCGGTCTGCGACGAGAACATCATCCCCACCTTGCGGACATTGGGGTCTGAAATGCTGTCCATCGGCTTTTTGAGGTATGGCGTCCGTGATGTTTTCCATTGGCCGGGCTCGGAGCTGCTTTCAGGCGGCAGCCGCCGATACTTGTCCGCCCATTCGCTTACGGTCAAATTCTCCGCAGGCGTAAGCCTTTGGAAGATCCTCTTAAACAGATTGACGGTGTTTTTTTGAAGCTCCATCAGTTCACCTCGTCGGAAATAGTATCATCCAAACCGGACAGGTATTTATCCTCGTCGAAGTACTCCGGGTCGTACCCGGACAATTCGTTCAGCGCCTCGTCAACAGCGCCTTTCAGTACCTCCACGATTTTCTCCGCTTTGTCCTTTCCGTCCGGAAGGTTTACGATGCTTGGCAAAACCTTATGGGGCAGCACTTCCAGCTTAGATTTAAAGGCAATGAGCATATTCGTCATGATAAACTCAACGTCGACCGATTTGTGCAGCTCATTCCTTTTGCGCTTCAGATTGAGCTCGGCGTCCTCACGCTTCACCTTGGTAAGCTTTGCCTTTTCCGTGTTGTAGTTCGACGCCTGATCGTCGTCGGAGATAAAACCGTCAAGGTATTTCACAAATGCCTTGATGGTCGGGGCCAGCCGGTAATATCCCTGCGAATACTCTTCAAGCACACCCTCCTCGGTAAGCTGCTTTATCCTCTTTTCAGAGCGGCCCAGCAGTTCGGCAATGACTTTCCTGCTGTAAATCGCGCCTTTATTAGACAATCCAAACGCCTCCCGGACAAATTGGAAATGGTAAAAAAAAGATGATAACTGCGCAAATTCTGGGGTCGGCGGACCCGCAGCTAAGAGAATCGTCGAAAGAACCTACCGCCGGGTGGCCCCTCTGCCATGGGCTCGGCGGTGCTTCCATGGCCTGTCCCTTGCTAAGCCCCTGGAAGCCTCGGTATCGCGTGGCGTACCGCACGGGGTTGCTACCCTGGCACACCCTGCGCCGCGTCGGGCAGGACGGTTGCAACGGCACACACGCGCTCCTATAGATCATCCTCCAGGTCGTCGTCGCCTATCAGATCATCGAGGTCTATCTTGCCGCTGATACGTTGCTTATAGATTTCCAGTTTGGAATGATCCAGCATAAGGCGTTCATCGTCCCTTTCCATACGATGGAGATGCACGATCGCCGCTTGCTTGCGCGCCTGCACTCTGGTGAGCGCGTCCTCTAATTCCATGATCCTCTTGATTACCGATTTTGAAACAACCGAGGAATTATCCCGGGTGGTGTTCATATCGGTACCGGGCTTTTCCTTCCCGTCCTTATCCCGGTTGGTGTAGCTCGTCTTTTCTTTACCCTTTATGATGGTCGCGCTGTCAGGCACCATGCCCGTCTTTGCCGCCGCCTCTTTAACCGACTTAATGCGTTGGAGGATGCGCTTCTCCCTTATGGTCAAGGTATCAATCAGGAGATATTGCTGCACATATTTGTCGTAGTCCGCGTCCAGCAGGGCACGTTCTTCCTCGTCCATGATGTCGGCGGTAAAGAAGATAGATTCATACTCCCCGGACCGCAAGGCATGCTTGTTCCGTATGGGACCGCCCGGGCCGCCTCTGTTGCCTACCGCATTTCGATTGCCGGGACGCGCATTAGGCGACTGCGTGTTGGTTTCTGATTCCCCATCTGCCGACGCCCCTCTGCCCGGATTTTCTCCCGGAACTTTAGAGGTATGCTTTTTCTCTATATGTTTGGAACGTTCCGTATTTTTTTTGGAGCGCTTCTTATTTTTTTTTGGAGCGGTTTGGAGCGTTCCGTTTAACGCAGCGTCCCAGTTATCCTTTGCTTTCCAACCCCTTACCGTTCCTTCCGAAAGGTTAAGCTGGGCGGCAATATCGGTTAATTGGATCTCGCCCTTGTGCTTGATGTAGATATCCTTTGCCTGGTCCCGCTCCGGGCTGCGTATCCGTGGCATTGTCTCACCACCGCTTTTCTCAACTCGCTTTTCAAAAAAAATACCGCCCTGCGGCGTGTATTGTTTATTTGCCGTGCTTCGCTTTCTTCCGCTGTTCGTGTCATGAATGACGACAACCGCCCCCGGGTAGCCGGAGGCGGTTTCCTGTCCTGGTTCCATATGCGTTAAATCTTGGTGAGCATTTCCGCTGCGCTGTACCGTTTGTGGTCCCGCGTCATGAGATCAAGGAAGTCCTCTTTGGAGAAGTCGGAAAGCCTGAATACCTCCTCGGGTTTCATGCCGAGCTGCTTCGAGATTTCGTTGACCGACTTCCCGTCGTCGATAAGCCGCTTCACGATTGCTTTCATCGGCTCAAGCAGATGTGTGCCTCGGGCCCGGTTGTGGGTAACTGTACCGTAGATGTTCCCGGCCTCGTCCTCATGCTTCACCTGTACCACTGGCACTTTCCCACCCAAAAGCTGATGAATGGTAGCGTCATAGTCCTCCGGGATGTACGTCCAGTCCGGCCCAGCTATCGTCCATCGGTGAAACCCGTCAATGATGGTCATATCCGGGCGCACGACAATTGGCTGCGTCCAGCCGTTTTTGAAAATAGATTGTGTAAGCAACCTTAAATTTTCCACAGGTACCTTATTGGGATTGTAATTATTGGGAATTACACGACTGCGGTCAACCCATTCCAACGTGCTAAGAGGTGCGAACAAATCCATATCAGGCATTGTTTTCACCCCCTTCCGGGCGGCGAAACTTCTTGGCATACTCGGCGTATCTGGACGCCACATCAACGCTGATCGCGCGCATGGTCCGCAGCTTGGGGTCGCCGGCCACGAGCGCGTCATACATTTTCCGATATATGCGCGGCTCTGCCATGCCGTCAATCCGAATATACTGCTTTCGGTATTGGGCGGCGACATGCCTTGTGAGGTCGGTGGTAAAATATCTGTCCGGCTCCTCAAAGAGCATTTTCCGCACCAGGGCTTTGTAGTCCTTCTTTTCCTCCGTGTCCCGGCGTTGCCTGGAGCTTCGGCGGTAGAGCTCGCTGTCCCAGTACAGGAGCGCAAGATAAGCGTTAGGCTCTCGTTTGAGGATGCGGTCCCATAGGCCGGGCTCAAACTCCGCAATATGGAGCAGTGAAGAAACGCAATCGACCGAAAAGAGCTGCGACACGCGGAGCATATTCCGCCTGACGCCTGCCTGATACATCCAGACATATACCTCCGGGATATCCACTTGGTTTTCGCGGAGGTATAGCCAAACGTCTGTGCACTTCCAGTCGTAGATGGGGTATACCGTGTTCTTGTTTGTGATGCTATTGGCTGCCCCCATGTTCAGCGCGGCCATGTATTGGAGGCGCTGGACGCTTTCGGAGGCCCGGACGCCGCATATCATTATGCCGTCCATCGTGATCTTTGGCAGGAACGATTGGTAGTTGTCGATCCCCGGCTTGAGCTGGGGATGGTTGCGGATTGCGTAGGGCGGCGGCCGGCGCACCCAAACGCCCTCCTTGGTGTGGTCCCAGCATGTATAGCTTTCGTCCGAGGTAAGCTGATTGTAGGCCGAAAAGTGCTTGACCTCGATACACCACCACTGGAAAGTAGCGTCGGCCATGATAAATTTCTTGCGCCACTCTACAACTTTCTTCTCTATGCTGTCGTATATGGCCTCCTCGTCAATGAAGATAACCACCAGGAGCTTGGGGTCGATCTCCCCGGCCTTAATCAGTTTGAGAACTATGTCGGCCATACAAAGGGAGTCCTTGCCGCCGGAAAAGGACATGTATACCTTGACGCCGTTGGAGAACACGTTCTTGATGCGGATTTTCGCGGCGGTCACGACGTCCATGTCGGACTTGATTCGCTTCACAGCCATATCTACACCCCTTACAACCAGATTTTCTCGTTGCACTTCGGGCAAAGGAGATATTTCTGCTCAGCGACCTCCGCTTTGTACGCTTCCCCGACGCCGGCGGCCTCCCGGAGTTGAGCGTTCCGGGCGTCGGCCTCCTCCCGGGTCTTGTACCGTTCCTCCGTCTCCCGGATTTCGTCCACCCTCTCCGGGGGGACGGTTCCGTAGCTGGTAAGCAGGTCAACGGCCTCAGCCGCGTCCATCACAAGGGAGCGCAGCATTTCCTCGTCGTATCCGGGTACGTCAAGGTCGTTCTTCAGGTCAAGGATAAAGCTGTCAAAGGTCGCCAGATCGTCCACGCCCAGGTCGAATATGCGGTTGTCCGACAGCATGAGCTTTTTCTTCTGCTGTTCGTTCAGCCCCTCAACCACATAGCAGTCGGCCTCCGTGTGGCCCAGCCGCAGCAGGGTTTCATAGAGTCCGTTCCCCGCCAGCATGATGTTGTGCTCGTCAATAACGATCGGGCGGATTTGCCCGAACATCTTGATCGACCGCTCAAATTCAATGAGCTGCTTCTCCGTGTGCAGCCGCAGGTTCTTTTCGGGCCGCTGGAGCTCGTCGATCTTTTTCCTTACGATTTTCACACGCCCACCCCCTCGAGGAAGCGGGCCGCGCTTTCAATCTTCACCGCTGCGCCAGTGACGATGGCGGGGTCGATCTCGTAAACTTCTGTCCAGCCCTGGTCCACGGACTTCATACCCATGCGGGAGGGCCAGGGGTGCGTGCCGCACTTGTATCCGTTTTTCCAGCCGTAGATCGGCGGCATGGAAAGCTTGTGGTAATGGATGTATGCAAGCACAAGCTCGTGCGGCCAATCAGCCAGGGGAGAATACCGCGTCACGCCGGCGCCGTTGGTGAGGACGTTGCTGCCCTTGCCGACGAAATTTCCATCCGCTTTTCTGTGGCCGACAACGATCACGTCCAGGGTATGGGTAGAAAAATACCGCTGGATGGCCGTGCGCTGCACAATGCCAAACCAGCGGGAGATAAGGGTAGAGTTTTGCGGGAAAATCATTTCGGGGTGCTTCGCCAGCCAGTCAAGGTTTTGCCCGGTGTTGATGACCTCGCAGTCCTCCGGGAGGTTCGCCAGGCACCATGTGAGGAACGCCGGGTATTCCAGATCCGTATGGCCGAATACGCAGCCGGTTATTCCAAGCTGCCGGCACATATGGCCGATCACTATACTGTCCTTGCCGCCGCTCCATCCGTAGGCGCACCGCTTCCCCTTGGTATTAGCCTTTATCTCTTTGAGCGCCTGCGCGGTTGCAACGTCCAATTCAGCCCTTGTAACCAGTTCTTCTATACGATTCATGGCGTCGATCCAAAGGCCGTTCTCGGTGCTTTGCTTTCGTCCTATGACGCGGGTCATGCCCTCACCGCTTTCCTCTTCTCCAAGAGGTTCCAGACGAGCGCAAAGGCAATCGCGCCAAAGACGATGTAGATTCGGATGGTGCTCATAAGTGTCCAGACGCCAAGCACCCCCATGGGGATCAGGAGCTGCCACAGCGCCACCGCCGCGATATTGACGATGAGGCCCAGCCTGCGACCGAACGTAATGTAGATGCTGTACAGGAATGATGATACTGTGGAGACCGCCACCAGCGTTATCAGAAACGCTTTGATGATGTTCAGCACAGGACTAAAGTTTGTCCACGCCAAAAGGAAAGTAAATATCAGGTACGCGCCGAACAGCAGGCCGCCGTTGATGAAAGCGCGCTGGATATTGACCTTTTGTGCCCCGTCCGCGTTCCCGTCGTTGTAGTCCATTATCTCAAAGAAATACGGGTACAGGAACGCACCCGGCAGCAGGAGCAGGCATTTTTCCATGCCGGCGCCGATGTTGTCAAAGCCCCAGGACAACGTGTTCATGTTTCCCCGGGAGTAGATTATTGCGAATACCGTGAGAAGCAGGGCGACGGCATAGACGCTGATCCAGCTTGCATGATCGGTGAGGACGTTGCGGATCATGCCGAACCTCAGCAGCAGGAGCAGGAACACAACGGCCACCGCGTAGGCCAGCATCATACCGAAGCGCCCTGTCAATGGTGTATCCACGAAAACGGACTGGATGCCGTTCATGTTGATCCACACCTGAAAAACGCACATGATCCCCACGATAAAGTGCATGGGCTTGCTCCGGAACACTTCCCGCAGCTTGGGAATCCTTGGCGCCAGCAGACCGAACACGATACAGGCCAGCGTATTCCCGAACGCCCACAGCAGAAAGGGGATAATGCCGAACTCCTGGGCCATTTGGATGCCGACCATGAGGGAGCCTACGCCTGCCCAAGTCGCCGCGATCGACATGGAGTAGTAGAGCGACGGGCGGTTGACAAACTTGTCTTTGATCTTTGCAAACACAATGATTTCCTCCTTTAACTTTCGCCCGCTGCCGTCTGCTGGCGTACAGTCGGCCCGGTGCAAGACTTCGCGCAAAGGAGTAAACGCGAAGCCTGGACGCCTCCTTTCCTCAAAAGTAAAACCGCCCTTGCGTACATTCACGCTCAGGCGGTTTTCGCGTATACAGGATTTTACAGGTTAATAATAACACACGGAAAAACGATCATTCAATATCATCACATATCATTTGCTATCATCTTTTCAAAAAAATCCTTTATTAAGCGTCCGGCCTGTACTTGACTGTATCCAACGAGATCGGCGGTTTCTTTTAGGCTTCTGGCTTCGATGTAGCGACGTGTAAGGAGTTGGCGCATAACGCTATCATCAAGCGATTCAATAAAATGCTCAACGGCATCGCATTCTGCCTCATATTTTGCTTTTCTTTCACAAAGCCGGGGGATGGCGCGGGAACCATACCCTTTAATGACTAGGGTGCGTTGAGAATTCTGAACAACATCACTTACATATTCATCTCCAAATAATTGTGCAGACAGAATCTGACCCTCCAGCATGACGATTTCAGACCGGAGCTTGCTGTATTGTTCTATTCGACGTCTTGTCATTGGTTCTCTCAACATTTGACTTGCCGCCTCCCCTGTGGTATAATCATCCTTGGTGAGAGGGCTGTCTTCCCGCAAGGGAGGGCGGCTTTTCTTTATCTTCGTCCCAGTTTGCAACGCAGGGAGCATTCTCTTTCTACCAGTATGTGATATAACTGATTTTCCTCATCAGAGAGCTTCCGTTCTCTGGATATTTTGATGAGTTCATCTAACTGGTTTCCAGTCGCCTGTAATGCTTTGCGGTCACCATCTTCATCAACATACCTCATCTTCTTTACCTCCTTTAGGCATTTTCGCGGTGGTTTTTATGTCTGCGCTTTTTCCATCGTCACCCGTCAAGCTGCTCGACCATAGCCATGAGTTCCTCAACAGATTTCCCGGCAAGGCTCTCGTCCTGCTTCTGGGCGATAAGCTCCATGATTTTTTGCTTCTGCGCACGATTGGCCCGGCTTCTTGCAGCCGCCTCGTTTTCAGCCACACGCACGTCGATGATGTGCTTGACAATATCAAACTTGAGTTGTGCTACTTCGTACTCGACGGATTTGGCGGAATCCTTGCGGACAAAGGAGACCTCAGCGCCGTTTTTGATTTTCTGATGCAAAGCAACGGCCAGGCCGTCGAGACTTACCCCCCTTTCGGATTCGAGGGGAAGATCCCACAATTCCTCTACGGACAACTGCCCTTTCGCCGTGTCAAACCTCAGTTTCATCCTTGCTGCTTTCTCAAAGTTTGCCATTGTTTTTTTCTCCTTTAATTCATTTTTTAGAATACTATTTTTATAACCCGGTTAAACGCGCCGGTCACGCGGCATAGCACATGATTCCGCACCGTGCTCGAAAACCCCAAGCCGCTTAGTTGATTGTTAGACGGCTCGGTTTTCATTTTGCCACCGATAATCTCAAAGACCTTGCGGTGCTCGTTCAGCTTTTCACTGAGGAATTCATTGAAGAAGCCGCGCGCGCTGTCGGGATTCAGGCAACCTTCCAGCACAAAGAAATAGTGTTTATTACCCACGCCGGTGCCGGAGCTTTCCCAATGGTTCGGGGACAACATGACCAGGTTGACCTTGTGGAACTTATTGGTTTGGAGACCCCATACTTCCTTTGTCACGGACGATGATGGAAGTGATTCAATAATCTTGATGCCATCCTTGTGGCTGTACTCAAACGTCGCCACGGTCACGCTGCCCTTAACCACCTTGTCATACGCGAAATGCAGGATATCGCCCATGAAGTCGATTTCGATCTCAAAACCAACGTCTTTTGATTCACGCTGATTATATTGGTTTACATAAAGAAGATATATGCCCTCCTTCATCCTCGCTTTGCTGCCGTAGAAGATATTCTCTATCGGTTCACGGGAACGAGTGCCACCAGCATTCATATCGACGTCAAGCTGGCCACCAGTACCACAAGCAACCTTGTTGCCGTAATAAATATGCTCGCCAGTCGGCTCCACCATGTGCAGGTCAAGATCATCGAAGTTATACCAAGCCAGACGGCAACAAAGGTCGCCTGTTACATTGCCTCCGGAAGCTTTGACCTTTTCCTTGATGGAATCAGCCATATCGCCGTTATACGCCCAGCTAAAGTTGTTACCCCACTTGAAAAGCAACCCAGCCGTAGGGTCAGTCGGCGCAACAAGGCTGAACAGGTTTTTGGTATGCGGATTTTCTACCATGACCTCAAAAGAGGTTGCCGTAGGCATTACGTCTTTTAGGAACTTCTCAATCGGGACTTCCTCAACCTTGTCATAGCTGCCTTTTCCGCGCTTGTCTGGTACTGAAGCGGCAATATCGTCAAACACATCGCCCCCGAGATTCTTCTTGGAATCCCTATCGACATACAGAATGTCGTTTACGCAGATGTCGGACATTTGCGCATAGCGCCGGCCAAGAGCGGATATCAGGCCAAGCACCTCAACCTTTTCGCGTGCTTTTTCAACCATGGCCTGAGTAACAAGAGCTGTCGGCCTTTTGTAGTTGGCGGGGGCGACAACCGCCTCATATTTTCTTACTGCCTCTTCAAGATCGGTGCCGATAGACAGGTCAACTAATAATGTGCCGATTGACGTATTGCGGATTTTTGCCACGGGTCCGGCCAGAGCCACGCTTTGCACCCATGCAAAATTATCAGCCTGATCCTCGGCGTTGATTTCGCGGAACTTCTGCTTTACCTCTTTGAACCGTTGGACGACGCCTTTGTGTTCTTCTCCGCGGTACAAGGAATTTTGAGCAATAAGATCGAGTACCGTTTCAACAGCATCATCGGTCAGCTCCTGCAGGCTGCGGAGCAATACCTCTTTGTTCGCCCTGGCCTCGGATTGCATCGTACCTTTTTGCTCTCCCCGCACAATCACACTGTGAGGAAGCCTGACATAGAAGTGTTCCCAAGCCTGTACCCCCTCTGTCAACTGCTCATAGTTTTTATCCACGCCGGCAGTCGGTTCGGTGCTGAGAAAGATATTTTCAATAAGGTTTGCCTTTACCAATCTGGACATTGCATCGGCCACGATCTGAAACGCAGGTTCATCGACCGCGATATCCCAAATGCTGACAAGCTCGTTATTCTTTACGACCACCACATTCCCAACGGCCCGGATAAACTGGCGGCACGCGCTGCAATCATACTCACGCCGCTCACGGTATACAGGGTTTGTCCCCTCGGGGAAGCTGTCAAGGTATGTATTCCACATAGCGTCCTTATCGGCTTTGGTAAAGAACATCGGCGTGTCCTGCACCCTCATACTTTGAAACTGTTTCGCTACGGCCGTTTTAAACTGCTTAAATTCCATATTAAATTCAACCTTTCCTCTTATTTGATATTTGTAGAATCCATCTCCCGGCGCAAATCCTCTTTAATCAGATACCCCCTCCCATATTCTTTACAAAGCCTCTCAGCCTCACGGCCAAAGGCGCCCCACTCTATATCCGGCCTTAGATCGGGAGGCAAAAGCCACTCATAATTGAGCTTGCCTATACGGAATTGGTCAATCCCGCTCAACCATGTTATTGCCTCATATACGGATTTTGTATCGACCACCGGCTCACAGGACATAAAGGTTTTACAGCCGGTTACTTCTTTGATGAGGGTTTGTCTCGCGCAGCGTTCAGTGTAGTCCGGGGCATTAGGCTCATATACCGTTCTCTCTCTTGTGTCTTTGATGAAAGAGACACCATAACGGTCATTTTCATCCAGCAGGGTACAAATCCTGTCAATGTCGTCGGGGTAGTTTTTCGTCAATATCTGGACGCTGTTGCCATACGATTTTAGCAACTCAATAATCTGATATGTAGGCTCATGTGAAACGTCGGCCGGGAAAGGGTCGCAGGTGAAGCACAGGAATACG